ATGACCAAAATGAGCACCATTTACAGCAGACTCTCATACGGCACCGGGACCGCATTAACGGGCTGCGGTGTTTCAGCAAAGGCGTATGCCGACGTATCGAAAACAGAGGTATGGATTTTGGCCGACAAAGTGGCGGGTATGAGCCTGAGTGACTGGGCGATCGTTGTCGGTATCGCATGCACTGTTATTACCTGCGGCGTGAACTGGTATTACCGGCGTAAAGAGCGGGAGGATCGGCTGAATGGCTATGTCACCAAAGCTGAGGAATAGCGTTATTGCTGCCGTTGGCGGTGGAGCAATTGCCATTGCGTCAGCGCTCATCACCGGGCCGACCGGTAACGATGGTCTGGAGGGTGTGAGATACAACCCTTATCAGGACGTGGTGGGTGTCTGGACTGTCTGCTATGGACACACCGGCAAAGACATCATGCTCGGCAAGAAGTACACCGAGGCGGAGTGTCGAGCGCTACTCAATAAAGACCTCAACACCGTCGCCCGCCAGATTAACCCGTATATCAAACAGCCGATCCCAGAAACGATGCGTGGGGCGCTGTACTCGTTCGCGTACAACGTCGGTGCTGGTAATTTCCAGACCTCTACGCTGCTGCGCAAAATCAACCAGGGCGACCAGAAAGGCGCATGCGACCAACTGCGTGTCTGGATTTATGCCAAGAAGGTTGTCTGGAAGGGCTTGGTAACTCGGCGCGAGATTGAGCGCGAAGTTTGTCTGTGGGGGCAGAAATGAGCATGGTTTGCTTCTTTATTGCAGCGCTTCTCGCCTTCAATGGCAACGATGCATGGCCGTGGTTTCTGGCTGTCGGAGTAATCACGTCATGAGCCGCTTAACTGCCATTATCAGCGCAGTGGTTATCCTTCTGCTTTCCTGCTTTTTCTCGTGGCGTTCTGGCTGGAATTCTCACGCTGACCATATCAACGCCCTCGCGGCGAAGAAGAAAGAGAAAGCCGAAAAGACTATCCAGCCAGTTGAGCAAAAGGCCGCTGCCGCTACAGAAGAGGGCAAGGTCATCTACCGAACCATAACCCGCGACGTGGTGAAATATGTCCAGTCTCCGAATCGTACTGTGTGCCGGTTTGACGATGATGCTGTGCAGTTGCGCCAGCGAGCTATCGACGCTGCCAACGCCATCCCCGGATTTGATGACGGCGCCGTGCAAAGCAAGTGACGCAGGGAAAGATAGCGACGAAGACCTGCAGTCAGACGTCGAAACCGCTCAATGCCTGCGCCAACTGCGGTTAGATAAATACCGTTGGCAGGCCTACTACCGTGCAGTGAGTCAGTAGCGGGGCTACATTGCCGTTCCTGCATGGCGAGGACGGCGTGATAAAAAACCCCGAAGAGGATATCCAAAAGTAAACGGGGCGCTGAATGGACAGCTAATGACTAAACAATACATCATGTATCTAAATATGTTTAATCATTTCACAACCCGGACCATATTGCGGAAGTATGAACCTGTATTTTGGCGTCAGTCTGCTATCAGCACTGGGCCAGTGCAACCGGGATAAAGCGGATATCAGGCAGGCAGAGAAACAACGGGCCTCGCAATAGCGGGGCATTTTTTTAGGTAACGAGGTCAAAATTATGAACGACCAGCTAATTGAAAAACAAATTGTGGCTAAGGGTAAAACCGCACCACGAGTAACCCCTTCCCGTGTTGATGCAATCATCCGCAGCGAACATTATTTTACTGCATACGACGGCCGACGCGGGGCACTGGTAAACGAAACTTACGAAGCTCGTGAGAAACCGCTCGACGCGGATGCGGATCTTGTCCCACTCCAACTGCTCACTTTCTGTGTTCTGGTCCTTGAGAATGGCTTCACAGTCACCGGCGAAAGTGCTTGCGCCAGCCCGGAGAACTTCGATGCAGAGATTGGACGAAACATCGCCCGTCAAAATGCGGTGAATAAAATCTGGTTGCTTGAAGGGTATCTGCTGAAACAGCGGCTGCATGAAGCTTAAAGCGCATTACAGAAGCCCTTCACTGAGGGGCTTCGATAATGTCTACGTGAGGGAATAATCATGGCAACACCGGACTGGGAGGCCATCGAGTCGGCATACCGGGCCGGAGTCCTTAGTCTCCGTGATATAGGCGAGCAATACGGCGTAACTGAAGGGGCCATCAGGAAGAGAGCCAAGAAGTTCGGGTGGGTACGCAAGGCCAGTACGCAGGTACGCAAAAATGGTACGCAAAGTGGTACGCAAAAGAGCAAGACGCGTACCAGCGAAAAGCCTGCCAGCGCTGGCCGTACGCATAAAAGTACGCAACCAAAAGCCGAACCTCCACCAGATACGAAACCGATACGCGGGGTGCGTACCGATCCTCCGACTAACCCATTCCAGCGCGGGAATCAGGAAGCGGTAAAGCACGGCGGCTATGCACGTCGAATGCTTTTTAAAGATGACGTCATTGAAGATGCAAGGGTATTGCAACTGGAGGATGAGCTATTTCGACTCCGGGCAAATAACCTGACAGCTGCCGAGAATATTGGCCGCTGGTTAACGCTGATGGAAGATGCTGAAAGTGATGAGGCACGGGATAAGTTGGCAGCGCTTATGGTTGCCGCTGACAAAGCAATGATGCGTAACACCGTACGTATTGAGTCCATCGTGGGAACTCTTGCCACGGTCGGGAAAATATTTGCTGATACTGATTACCGCAAAGCCGCCACTGACAAGGTATCACTGGAGGCAGATCGCTTGCGCCGTGATGCTGGCATAGATGATGGTAACGGAGAGCGTGACCTCAATGACTTCTACTCTGACATCCAAACCGACGCTGAATCCGGTTCTGCGTAGCTTCTGGACGACGCAGGCGCGTAACAAAGTGCTTTATGGTGGGCGGTCATCGTCAAAATCGTGGGATGCCGCCGGAATTGCAATATTCCTGGCAAATAAATATACCCTCCGTTTCTGCTGCGCCCGTCAGATCCAGAACAAAATTGAGGAGTCGGTATATACCCTGCTCAAAATTCAGATTGACCGCTTTGGCCTACGGCATCGTTTCCGCATTCTGAACAACAAAATAATTAACCGGGTGACCGGGTCTGAATTCGTGTTTTATGGGCTCTGGCGCAACATTGAAGAGATTAAGTCTCTGGAAGGTATCAGCGTTCTGTGGCTTGAAGAGGCCCACGCGCTGACCGAGTACCAGTGGAAGATACTGGAGCCTACCATCCGTAAAGAGGGCTCAGAGTGCTGGTTTATCTTTAACCCCGGACTGGTGACTGATTTCGTGTGGCGTAACTTTGTGGTCGATCCGCCAGAAGATACGCTGATACGCAAAATCAACTACGATGAAAACCCCTTTTTGTCCGACACCATGCTGAAGGTTATCGAAGCCGCTAAGCGCCGGGATCCGGATGGGTTTAAGCACGTCTACGAAGGCGTGCCAGAGTCGGATGATGATGCGGCCATTATCAAGCTGTCATGGATTGAGGCGGCTGTTGATGCGCACAAGGCTCTTAACTTCGAGCCAAGCGGGCGTAAGCGTATTGGCTTCGACGTTGCCGATAGCGGCGCCGATAAGTGCGCTAACGTCTATCGCCACGGCTCTATTGTGTACTGGGCGGATGAGTGGAAGGCGAAAGAAGATGAATTGCTGAAGAGCTGCCAGCGTACGTATCAGGCGGCACTGGAGCGTGATGCTGATATTGTCTACGACTCAATCGGCGTTGGGGCATCTGCTGGCGCCAAATTCTCAGAGATAAACGAGGATCGGAAGCGTGAGAACATGAACGCTTCACGCATTAACTACCAGCGATTCAATGCTGGCGCTGGCGTGAACGAGCCGGACAATGAATACATTGGCATCCCGAACAAAGACTTTTTCGCCAATCTCAAAGCGCAAGCCTGGTGGTTGGTGGCCGACCGATTCCGTAACACCTTCAACGCGGTAAAGAACGGTGAGCAGTACCCGGTAGATGAGCTGATAAGCATCGACTCATCCTGCCCGTTACTGGAAAAGCTAAAGCTGGAGCTGACTACCCCGCATCGCGATTTTGACAAAAACGGGCGCGTGATGGTGGAGAGCAAAAAGGACCTCGCAAAGCGTGATGTGCCATCGCCGAACGTGGCCGATGCCTTCATCATGGCGTTCGCTCCTACCGATACGGCTATGGATATCTGGGAAGCGTTGGGAAACAGCTAAACACCAGGAAATAACCGTTTCACGCAAAATTAACGCTATTCATTTTTCGACCCTGTTTATGCATGTTTTATTCACGCGCTTTTAGCCACTTAACCCCGATAAATAATCCTTTGGCGGACATTTCATCATGGGAGGGATCCGGCTGGTGCGGGTAACAGTCATTATGTTAAATCGGGCCATTTTTTAACAAATTATCTGATCCGTCACGGGTATCGAAAAACCGGAGCATCATCACCATGGCGAAAAAAACGGGACGAGTCGCCACGGCGGATTCGTACGATAACTTTATGGCCCGCGTCGGCATGCAGCAGCCTAACCAGCACGCTGCATCGACATATCGGGCGAACTATACCAGCCGTAACCGGTTGCTGATTGAGTATGCGTACCGCTCCTCTTGGATTATTGGCGCCGCTGTCGATTCGAAAGCGGACGACATGACCAAAAAGGGCGTTCGCATTACCAGCGAGATTGACCCGAAACGTCGGGGAGTGCTGGAGTCACGCTTTGATGAGCTACAACTGTGGGACTGCATCAACGAGACGTTGAAATGGTCCCGGCTATATGGCGGGGCTGTTGCACTGATCCTTATTGAAGGGCAGGCACCGTTAACGCCTTTGATGTTGGATAAGGTCGGCAAGGGAAGTTTCAAAGGGCTGGCCGTCCTCGACCGCTGGATGATTAATCCGCAACTGACCAGGCGCATAAAAGCGCTTGGGCCCAACCTCGGCAAGCCAGAGTTCTACGATATTGTGACGACGGCGCAGGGGCTGCCTGCCTGGACAGTTCATCACAGTCGCCTGATCCGCATGGATGGCGTGAAACTGCCGTACCAGCAGAAAATCACCGAAAACGAATGGGGTATGTCCATTGTTGAGCGTATTTTCGACCGTCTGACATCCTACGACAGCACCAGTGTTGGCGCAGCCCAGCTCGCGTATAAGGCGCATCTTCGTACAGTTAAGATTAAAAAGTTACGTGAAATTATCGCTTTGGGCGGCAAGCCATTCGAAGCGCTGATCAAAAACATGGAAATGGTCCGCCAGTTCCAGACGAATGAGGGGATGTCCCTCTTTGATTTGGAGGATGAATTTGAAACTCATTCTTATTCTTTCGCGGGCCTCTCTGATCTCCTGGGGGAGTTTAAAGAGGATATCGCGGGTGCTGTTGGTATCCCTCTTGTTCGCTTGTTCCGACAGTCACCAAAGGGGTTTTCAACCGGCGATGCTGATTTGGCGAACTACTACGATGACGTGGGGACGCTGCAGGAGCGAGATTTACGGCCTCACATCCGCTTGCTATTCGATGTACTGCATCGCTCGGAGTTTGGTGAGCCGCTGCCGGACGATTTCACTTTCGAGTTTAATCCGCTGTGGCAGATGAGTGACACCGACCGATCCACGGTGGCGACCAATACCGCCAATGCCCTGGCAACGGCTGTGCGTGATTTGGGCATGTCTCCAGCAGCTGCGCTGACTGACCTACGCGAACTGGCCGATGTAACAGGCATCGGTGCATCAATTACTGACGAGGATATCCAGAATGCGGCGAAACAGTGGGAGGAGACTGAATCTGAAACCCAACCTCCGCCGCCGGTCGGAGCGGCAGTATCAGAAAAGCCTACTGGCGATAGTCGACCAGATAAATCAAATCGTAACGGGTTCATACGATGGTTCACAGGCAAGCGCTGAGAGCATTGCTAAATCTCTGGTTGACTACTCCGGGGTGATCGACGACTGGGCCGAAATGGTCGGACGAAAGATGTTTGCCCAGGTGGAGCAGGAAGAGTGGAATCAGTGGTGGTCTGTCTCGGAAGAAATTTCCGCTGTTCTGCGTGACGTGATTGGTAACACTCCTGTCGGCATGGTCGCACAGGACATCGTGTACCGGCAGATTCGCTACATGAAGTCTCTGCCATTAGAGGCTGCTGGCAGGGTCAGGGAAATCCAGGAGCGTGCGATACAGGCGGTTATCAACGGTGAACGACCTGACCAGCTCTACGATATGATCATGCAGTCCGGCGATGTAGCGGCCAGCAGGGCGCGAATGATAGCGCGCACTGAGATTGGTCGCGCTACTGGCGCACTGACACAGGCGCGGGCTCTGGCAGTCGGATCGGAGGGCTACTGGTGGCGCATTGAGGGTGCTGGCACCCGGCCATCACACCGAAAAATGAAAGATAAGTTTGTACGCTGGGATAGTCCGCCAACGCTCGATGGTATGACCGGACACGCCGGGTGCCTGCCTAGCTGCAAGTGTTGGTCGGAAGTGCAAATACCTGACCCTGTAAAATAACAGGCCGCCAATGAGCGGCCTTTTTTGTTGCCCGAAGAGGTGAGAATGAAAAAGGTCCATATCGAATCAAAGCGAGCCGGCGACCGCAGGGTTATCGAAATATCGATAGGCGGCATCACCGCGCGTTACCGCGCCATTGGCGATCTCTCAGAGTTAAAAGCCACAGGTCGCGGTAACGTCCGCCAGGTTAAGGCGCTGCTACGTGAGTTCATTCGAAACTCCGACCCCGCGCTCATTTAGCGAGGCACCATGAAATATTTCTTTAAAACCCGCCTGGGTAATACCCGCTTTCAACTTGCTGATGGGTCAGTCCTTTTTAAGGACGTCTCGATCGCACGGACTGGTGAGCAGGAGTACGACGCCACAGAGCGGCCTGAGCTTGTCCCAAACGACAGGGGGAAGGTCATCGTACGCCGGGCACCAGAAGAGGTGTTCAGCGAGAGAGCCATGGCGTCATTCGAAGGAATGGCAGTCACTATCGGCCATCCGCGAGATTTTGACGGGCAGATCATCTTTGTTACCCCTGATAACTGGCGCCAGCTGGCTCACGGGCACATCCAGAACGTACGACGTGGCACGGACGATAAAACCGATCTGCTGCTGGCTGATGTCATCGTCAAAACCCCGGAAGCCCTGCAGGCCATTGATGATGGTGATGACGAGGTCAGCTGCGGGTACGACGCCGATTACGAACAAATTTCACCTGGTCTCGCAAAGCAATCTGCGATTACCGCTAACCATCTGGCCCTTGTCCCTAACGGGCGGGCCGGTTTCCGTTGTGCAATAGGGGATTCTATGCCAAGCACTACTAAAAACTGGTTTACCCGGCTCCTGAAGGCCCGTAAAACCGGGGACGCTGCCGAAATGGCAAGTCTCATTGATAACCCGCCTGATGATGTCACGGGCGATAACGATGTATCGACCTCTATGACACCCGGCGGAGTGGTCATCAACCTTGCACCGCAAAATCCGCTTCCCGGCCCGGCATTGCCTGGTACCGGCGATGGTGAGGAAGGAATTCCTGCATGGGGTAAGGCGCTGATTGAGGCGGTGGCCAAACTCACGCCTGCGGCAGCTGCTCCTGGTACCGGCGATGCCGAGGATGAAGAGGAGAAAAAGGAAGAGGAGGGTAAGGTTACCGGCGATGCCGCTTATCGTGCCGATCTGATTCAGCCAGGCATCCAGTTGCCAGAAAAGGCGAAGCCGACAGCATTCAAGCGCTCAGTTCTGGCAACTGCCGATCAGGAGATGGTGCGCTCTATCGTGGGTGATGCCGATATCAGCAAACTGAAAAAAGCCACCGTTGATATGGCATTCAATGCTGTCTCTGAAGTGGCGAAAAACCGTAATACCGCAGCCAAAACCGCTGACGGCTTCCGCTCTTTCAACTCCAACACCACCAAAACCATCGCGGAGATTAACGCCGCCGCGAAGGAACTCTGGGCTAAACACTAACGGGGCATTCAATGGATAACACGTTTCTTTACCGGATGCCTGCGGGCATCGCCGGCGCAATCTCTCGTCCGCAGGATCTGACGGTTGAACCTCAGACGCTGGACAGCACAAAAGCATTCGCCGCGTACGGTCTTGCCGGTAAGTTTTCGGCAGGTAAGTTTGTGCCGATTGAGGCGGCTGATACGGCTGCTGTTGTGGTGGGTATCTATGTTCGTCCTTACCCAACTACAACTCAGCCCGACAAAGTGCGCCAGATCGGGAGTGGCTACAACTTCGCGGGCGACTGCATGAAGCGTGGTTATGTCACGGTAAACCTCGGTGCTGATGCCAGTGCTGTAACGCTTGGCGGGGCTGTTTTTATGCGCGTGGCTACACCGACAGCATCAAGTCCGCTGGGTGCATTCCTGGCCGCCGCTGACAGCACGAATACCGTGCAGATCACCAACGCTTACTTCAATGGCCCTGGCGACACGAACGGCAACATTGAACTGGCCTTTAATATTTAAGGAAATCGCAAATGCCAATGACATTTGACCAGGCAACAGTCGACAGTTCTGGTGCCTTTCTCATCGGAGAACTGGAGCGCCTCGACCAGACGCTGAATCTGCCGCTGACCTCGCAGACGTGGAGTCGCGATATTCAGTTGCGTGAAGACGTGTCTATCGCTGACGAAATTAGTTCTTTCACCAACACCACCTTTGCTGCGGCTGGCACGCCTAATGCCAACGGTAAGAACTGGATCAGCCCGCTGGCAACAGCAATTGCCGGTATCAATGTTGATATCGAGAAGAAAGGCTTCCCGCTCGAATTGTGGGGCATGGAGCTTGGCTGGACCATTATTGAGCTTAATGCTGCAGCGCAGGTAGGTCGCCCCATCGACACCCAGAAATACGATGGTATGCAGCTGAAGTGGAATATGGACACCGATGAGCAGGTTTATATCGGTGACTCGGCGAAAGGTGCTAAAGGACTGCTTAACCTGTCTCAGGTGACACCGACCAACGCGACCAAAACGTGGGCCACTTCCACTGCTGACGAAATCCGCGCCAGCATTAACCAGGTGCTGAGCAATGCATGGGCCCGTTCCGCTTACTCCAAAGTGCCGGAAGATTTGCTGATCCCGCCTGAGCAGTATTCGTTCATTGCTAGCACCATCGTATCCAGCGCCGGTAACCAGTCTCTGCTGACCTACCTGGAAACGAACACTATCGCCTACCACCAGAACGGCAAGCCGCTGAACATTCGTCCGGTTAAATGGATGAAAGGTCGCGGTGTGGGCGGTACTGATCGCATGGTCGCCTACACCAACGATAAGAAGTTTGTTCGCTTCCCGATGGTTCCGCTGCAGAGCGTCCCGATCCAGTATCGCGGCCTGTATCAGCTGGTGACCTATTACGGCAAGCTGGGTGCGGTTGAGCCGGTTTACCCGGAAACACTGAACTACATGGATGGCATTTAATCCAGGCATAGCCCCTTCACAGGGGCTTTTTTCTAAGGAATACCGATGAAGAAAATCTATGTACTGACCGCGTTCAATTTCAACGACGGTGCGAAAATCACGCCATTCGCTGCAGGCTTCCATGATGTTGATGACGCAGTGGCAGAGCACTGGTTTGTAAAAGCGCATTGCTCACCAGATGGCGAAGCGCCGGCGGTGGTTGATGATCCTCGCATTGCCGAACTGGAAGCGCAGATCGTAGAGAAAGGTGCGCGTATTGCCGAACTGGAAGCGCAGTTGCTGGGGACCGCAGCCAATGGCAAGAAATCAAAGTCTACCGACGCCTGAGAAGTTCAGGGTAGCATTCCCGCAGTTCGCTGACGAAACAAAGTACCCAACCACAATGATTCAGGCGCGGCTTGCTCTCGCTGATGTCCTGCTGAGTGAATCGCGTTTTGGTGAGGATATTTTCCCCTATGTTGTTGGCTTGTATGTCGCGCACTACCTGTACCTGTACGCCGCTGATATGCGTGGCGTTGCTGTGGGGACTGCTGGTGGTGCAAATAGCGGCGTACAGACCTCAAAGTCAGTGGATAAGGTTTCGGTAAGTTACGATGCCAGCGCGACGCTGGACCCGAATGCGGGCTTCTGGAATAACTCCCGGTACGGTTCTGAGTTCTGGGAATATCTGATGATTTTCGGTGCGGGAGCAGTTCAATTGGGGACGCCGTAATGAAAAGCGGACTCACGATACGCTCTGACAATTACGCCGATGTTCTCGACGCACTGAATAAGCTATCTGGCACCGATGTGCTGGTGGGCATTCCCGCCGGCCCTCCACGTGAAGATTCCCCACTGAGTAATGCCGAAATTGGTTACCTGCAGTCCACCGGGGCGAACGTGGAGATTGACGGCGAGATCGTCACGCTCCCGCCACGGCCTTTTCTCGATATGGGTATAGAGGATTCTCGGGATAAAACCACCGCACGGCTGAAGCTTGCCGCACAGGCTGCGCTTGAGGGTAATTCTGGTGTGGCAGAGCAGCATCTTGAAGCCGCTGGACAGATCGCCCGAGATGCGGCAAAGGCGGTTATCGGTGACGGTGATCGACTAGAACCCTTATCTGAAAAGACGCTCAAGCGACGTCGTGCTGCTGGTTTGAGAGGTATTAAGCCGCTGTATGCTCATGGCTTCTTGTTGCGTGCGATTCAATACGTCGTAAGGAAAAAATAATGCCTTTTCTCGATGTGACAGAGGTTCTTCTGGACCCGGATTTTGTCGATCTGACGCTGGTATGTCACCGGCAGGTGCAGACGGTTGACGAAGATAATTTCCCGATCAATACGCCGCAGGATATCCCGTTCTCCGGGGTGGTGACTGTTGACCGCTCTCTGGAAGCTAAACGTATGGCCGCCGGACAGAACATCAACGGCGCAATCCTCATCGTGACTCAGTTCAGGCTTACGCAGGGCCAGCCTGGACTAGATGCTGACACCGTGACCTACCAGGGACGCGACTATCGCGTGACGTTTGTCGATCCGTATACGGCCTACGGCGCCGGATTCGTCCAGGCACATTGCGAGCTTCTGGAATTCGACGGGGGAACGCCAATTGAGTAACGACAGCACAACGGCGGGTTATCTGACTCCCGTCGGTGACTCACCGCCCTACGATGAAGATCTGGAAAGGCTAATCAGCCGCTGGATACGGGGTGTGACCGGGCTGGCTGCCGCGCTGGTTTACCCACGGTGGACCGACCCGCAAAAGCAAATACCCAAAAACGGCACTACCTGGTGCGCGTTCGGTATCACCGGTGTTCAGGAGGACTTCAACCCGGCGTACGTGCAGGGCGAAGAGAACACCGAGCAATGGTCGCATGAGACCGTGAGCCTGATTCTGTGCTTCTACGGCCCACAGGGGTCGGCGATGGCCACGCGCTTTCGTGACGGTCTGCTGGTGTCGCAGAACAATGACGAGCTGAACCGGGTCGGGCTCACCTTCCTGCAGCATGGGAGGATCCTCAACCTCCCCGAACTCATCAATAACCAGTGGGTGCGCCGGTACGATATCAGCGTTGACCTGCGCCGCAAAATCATCCGCCAGTACGGCATTCAATCGCTGGTCGACGCACCAGTGCAATTTTTTGGAGATTAAAACATGGCACAGGGCTTACCTGTTTCCAATGTCGTTAACGTTGACGTCATCATGTCACCGGTAGCGGCAACGGGGCGAAACTTCGGTGCGCTCCTCATTCTGGGAACCTCTACTGTTATTCCGGTGACCGAGCGCATTCGCCAGTATTCGGCCATTGAAGATATCGGCGATGATTTTGGCGTTGACTCTCCGGAATACGAAGCGGCGACCATCTTCTTTTCACAGTCACCAAAACCGACGCTGGTCTATATCGGACGCTGGGCGAAGACGCTGGCGGAAGGTGAAGAGGGCGCGGTTGAAACGCTGCTGCAGGCGGTTAATGCTTCGCTGCAATATACCAACTGGTATGGGCTGGCGATTGCCGACAGCGCCGATCTGGTTGAGGCTGACGTGATTTCCGTCGCCGCGGCGATCGAGGCATCCAGCCTTAGCCGCATTCTGGCCGTTACCACTGATGATGTGAACGTGCTGGTGGCAGGCAATACCGACAATATCGGCTACAAGCTGAAAGCCGCGGGTTATGGACGTACATTCTGGCAGTACAGCTCCAGCAGCAAATACGCCGCTATCTCGGCCTTTGGTCGCGCGTTCACGGTGAACTTCACCGGCAACAACACCACGATCACCCTGAAATTCAAAACCGAGCCTGGTGTGACGTACGAGACGCTGACGACCACACAGGCAGCCGCTATTGATTCCATTAACGGTAACGTCTACGTCTACTACGCCAACGATACGGCGATTATCCAGCAGGGCGTGATGGCGAACGGTGACTTCTTCGACGAGCGCCACGGCCTGGACTGGCTGCAGAACTACGTACAGACCAACCTCTATAACCTGCTGTACACCTCGGCTACCAAAATCCCGCAGACCGACGCGGGCGTTACCCGGCTAATGACCAATGTCGAAGCATCGCTTGACCAGGCGGTTAATAACGGTCTGGTGGCACCGGGTGTGTGGAACGGCGGCCCGATTGGACAGATTCAGTCCGGTGACACACTGACGAAGGGGTACTACGTCTACGCAGATGCAGTATCCAGTCAGGCGCAGTCTGACCGTGAAGCGCGGAAGTCGCCGGTGATTCAGGCGGCGATCAAACTGGCGGGCGCTATTCACTATGGCGACGTACAGATCAACGTGGTTCGTTAAGGGGGAATAAATGGGAAACACTTACAGTTTTATTGACGTCTCGGCCTCCCTTACCGGTCCGACCGGCAGTATCGATCTGGGCTATGGCTCGGCGAACTCCGAAGAGGGCATCACGGTCACTATGACCGAGGCAAAAAACACCATGACCGTCGGCGCTGATGGTGAGGTGATGCACAGCCTACACGCCGGTAAGAGCGGCACCATCACGGTAACCCTGTTAAAAGCCTCCCCGGTGAACAAAAAACTGTCGTTGATGTATAACGCACAGAGCCAGTCCTCAGCTACCTGGGGAAACAACGTTATTGTCGTGCGCAATAAGGCATCAGGCGATATGTCTACCGCGCGATCCTGCGCATTCCAGAAACAGCCAGACCATTCCAACGCGAAAGTGGGTAACACCGTTTCGTGGGTCTTTGATTGCGGCAAGATTGACCAGTTACTGGGGGAGTTTTAACAGATGGAATTTCAAATCAAAGGCGTTAACTATCGCTCCGCCAAACTCGATGTTTTCCAGCAGTTGAAGGTCAGCCGTAAACTTCTGCCGGTCCTGGCCGGGCTGGTTAGTGAGTTTTCGACGCTGAAGGCACAGGCTGTTGCCGGGAACTCTGGTGCTGTAGTGGAAAGTGTGCTGCCGAAAATCGCCGACACGCTGGCGGCATTGCCGGATGACGACGTTAACGCGGTGATTTATCCGTGCCTGGGCGTCGTTTCCCGCCAGCATGAAAAGGGATGGGTGAAAGTCTTCGATCAGGGCGTGCTGATGTTCGACGATATCGACCTGTTTACGATGCTGCAGCTGGTGGCGCGGGTGGTCGCCGACAGTCTGGGAAATTTTTTGAAAGAACTCCCAGACAGCGAGACGGAGGGCCAGCCGCCGCAGGCCTAACGCTCGAATCCCTGCCGGAAGGCGAAAGCTTCCTGATGCGCCCGGTGGAAGCCGGGTACATCCCTTATACCGCACTGAAGGACGGGTCAATAGACCTTGCCGACATTGCCCGCATGAACGACTGGCTGGACCTCAAAGCCGATAACGATTACCGAATAGCGAAATGGAGAGAGGACAATGAACGCTGAAACGCTCAAGGACTTTCTGATCTCGCTTGGGTTCAAAGTCGATGAGGCTGGCGCCAGAAAATTTGATGCCGTGGTTGCCGGGACGACGCTTAAGGCGATTGAGCTTGGTGCCAAAGTTGAACTGGCTGCTGCTTCAGTGGTGGCCTTTACCGCGAAAGTCGCCAGCGGTCTCGATAACCTGTACTGGGCCTCTCAGCGCACCGGCGCAACGGTGCAGGGCATCAAACAGATCGGCTTTGCCGTCAGCCAGATGGGCGGCAGCGTGGACGCCGCCCGCGGCTCCCTCGAAAACCTGTCAAGGTTCGTGCGTAACAACCCCGGCGCCGAAGGATTTCTTAACCGCCTGGGCGTTCAGACCCGCGATGCTAAAGGCAGCATGCGGGATATGGCCAGCATCTTCACCGGCGTCGGCCAACGACTCAGCAGCATGCCGTACTACCGTGCAAACCAGTACGCACAGATGCTGGGTATTGATGAAAATACCCTGATGGCTATGCGTCGCGGTATCGGCCAGTTCAGCGCCGAATATACCGCAATGGCGAAGGCGATCGGCTATAACGCTGACGTGGCCGCTGTTAGCTCAAACAAGTTCATGACCTCGCTGCGGTCATTCGGCTTGATGGCCGGTATGGCGCGGGACAAAATCGGTTCCAGTCTGGCTGATGGCCTGGCCGGGTCGCTGGACCGGCTGCGGCGCCAGATACTGGACAATTTCCCGAAAATCGAAGGCGCAATCACCGCGACGGTTAAGGGGATCCTCTGGGCTGGTGAAATGGTCGGCAGGATGATTTACCGGCTCATGCAGTTAGGCCAGGGTATCAGTGACTGGTGGGATTCTCTGGATAAGCAGTCACAGGAGCTGATAGAGCTCCTCGGTGCGCTTACTGCTGCCTGGTGGCTACTGAATCGCGCCATGATGGCATCACCTATTACCTGGGTGCTTGGCCTTGCGGGTGCCATAGCGTTGCTTTGGGAGGATTACCAGACCTGGAAAGAGGGTGGCAAAAGCCTCATTGACTGGGAGAAATGGAAACCTGAAGTTGATGCCGCGCTTAAGATGGTTGGCGATCTGAAACAAACGGTCATCGATCTCGGGAAGGCGCTGGCGAAGCTTCTGAACATCGACCCTAAATCTTGGTCATTGAAGTGGGATTTCAGCAACTTCATTACCCAGATGGGCGAATTCAGCAAAATGCTGAGCATGATTGGTGACCTGCTTAACGCCATCAAAGACGGTCGCTGGTCTGATGCAGCAAGCATCGGCAAGGCTCTACTCAAACAAGGGAGCGATCAGCCCGATGCGTTGCCAGGCGTAACCAGTAGCGCCGTCAACGCGCGAGGTAAGGTGCTGGGCTTCTGGGAGGAGGTTAAAACCCGCTTCAGTGATGGCGGCTGGTATCAGCATGAGCAGAAAACGCTTGCCGATCGCAACAACAATCCTGGGAACATTCGCCCTGTCGGCGGTGGAGGATTCCGAGCGTTCGGATCGGCGATTGAAGGCTGGACAGCCATGAAAAACCAACTGATGCGCTACTTCACAGGGAAAACAACCGGGCGCCGCCTGCAGACCATCATGGATATCGTCAGCACCTGGGCGCCGGCGGGCGACAACAACGACCCGCAGCAGTATGCACGTCAGGTTGCAGGATGGATGGGGGTGTCGCCGACGGCGGCGCTTAACCTGTCCGATCCAAATACGATGGGTGCCCTTATGCAGTCAATGGCTCGTAAAGAGGGCTATTCGAACTGGAACAGCCCGCTGGCTCATCAGGCAGCTGGTGCGCAGGTTCAGCAGCAGAACACCTACAACATCTACGGCGCAAACGCTCAGGAAGTCGGCCAGGAAGTCGGGCGCCGGCAGCTTGAAGCGAATGCCAGGGTGTTGCGGGTTAATCAAAGCGGGGCAGGCTGATGGATATCCTCTCTACGTTGTTTCAGCAGCAGAGCCGTCGCATCGGGCTGATCGTTCCCAGTGTCGTCATTTCTGAAAAGCACAATGACACGCTGGAAATTACCGAACACCCGGTAGAGGTCGGCGCTGCAATTTCTGACCACGCCTACCGACGTCCGTCAGAAGTGGTTATGCAGGTCGGATTTGCTGGCGGTGGATCGCTGCTCGACTTTCTTGATACCACGTCTTTCGGATTGAGTGTGGGCCTTAGTCAGAAAGAAACGTATCAGGAACTATTGGACCTGCAGAACAGCAGGGTACCTTTCGATGTGGTGACCGGTAAGCGGATTTACTCCAACATGCTGATCCGTGCGCTGGAGGTCACGACCGACAGGACGTCAGAAAATGTGTTGTCTGCTGTACTTACGCTTCGCGAGGTCATTATCACGAGCACGACCACCACGCAGGTAGCAGTCAAAGAAGACATGAAACTGGGGGCGAATACTTCAGCAGTGCAGAACTCAGGAGTAAAAACGCCGGCGGCGAAAAATGAGTCCCTGTTAAGCCGGCTGGCTGGCTACGCAACCGGAGGATAAATGGCCGTATCAGAAATCCCGCTATCACCAGACAATCAACAATTCGCTATTGCGCTGGCTGGCCAGAGCTATCAAATGGCTGTTACCTGGCGTTCCGCGTTCTGGTGCCTCGATATCATGGATAGCAGCGGCGCCGACCTGATTAAGGGTGTACCCCTGATCACCGGCGCTGACCTGCTGGCGCAATACCGCTATCTCGGGCTGGGCTTTTCGCTTTATGTCGGCTGCGATAACGCGGCTAATGACAACCCCACCGAAAGCGATCTAGGAATAAATAGTCACCTCTACGTGGTAACGGAGTAATCATGTCACAGAACTGGATGCGGCATTTTGAGCTGCAGCTTGTCGACGCGAAAGGCAACGCTACCGACTTCGGTAGCTTCAAGGTCACTTTTACCATCGACTGGTTCAATCTGAGCAGTGAAACGCGGGTAGGGACCTTCAAGGTGTATAACCTGGCCGCTGATACCGTTAACCGGATTGTTGGTGATGAATTTACCCGTATCCGGGTAATTGCCGGTTACGACGGGATTGCAGCGGATGTTTCCGCCAGCCAGGTCGGTACAGCGCGAAGTGTAAACCCAGATGACGTGGGCCAGATGGACGGGCGGAACTACGGGCTTATCTTTGATGGCGAGATCCGCTATACCATCACCGGCAAAGATAACCCTATCGACAGCTTTGTGCTGATTCAGGCGGCCGACTCAGACCGGGCATTTGCCACCTCGATCACGGCGCAGACTCTTGCTGCAGGTTATACGGTTGCAGATGTCAATACAGCGCTGATGAAGGATTTCAACGCAAAAGGCGCGACTGAGGGAAGCACTCCAGCTATGCCCGCTACTGTTTACCCGCGCGGGCGGGTGCTTTTTGGCATGACGCGTCACCTGATGGATAACGTTGCCGATCAATGCCAGGCTGACTGGATGTTTGTTGATGGTAAGCGTGAGATGGTGGCGAAAAACGAAGTGGTTCACGATGCTATTAAGTTGAACAGTTCCACCGGGCTGATCGGCATGCCGCAGCAGACCATCGGCAGCGGCGTTAACGTCCGTTGCCTGATCAACCCAAATATCCGGGTTAATGGACTTATCGAGCTTAACCAGGCTTCGGTGTACCGCACCGTGCTGGGTAATAATGACATCGCCATGACGCAGGGGCGTATCACCGACCAGAATAACAACGGCAATATCACCGTCGAAGGCACCACCGCACAACCGGCCAGTATTGCGACCGACGGCGTTTATATTGTGCGCGGCATTATGTACACTGGCGACACAAGGGGCCAGGCGTGGTACATGGATATGATGTGTGAAGCGCGTGGCGCGATGGATCTAAAAACTCAATCAGCACTGGAGAGAGGCGCTGGGTGAAAAAATTATTGATATTGATCGCTTTATTTTCTGCACCGGCACTTTCTGCCATCCAATGTGGCGGTTACAAGCTAACTATTAACGATTCTGAGGGTCTGGTAAGAATCAATGGAGAATTGGTTACCAGTCAAAAGGTTAAATATCTCGGAAAGAAAGGTGACGAATCAAATGCCAAATGGGATATGGGTATAATGCCTTCCCGTGATGGCAACAACTACGGATTTGAATACGTCCGCTACCCCGGCACTGAAAAGCGATTTCTTAACGTCCAGCTTCTGCAAAGCAGCATGGATGCGCCGAAAATCATCGGGTCGTTTCCGTGTAAGAAGGTGCCGGATTAACCGGCACGGGGTTTATTCTTCTTTGAAGGTGATCGTTTTGCACTTCTCTATTACATCGATTAGCTCATTTGCAGATAGATTTTCTACTTCAATTTTCCCCTTTTCTGTTGTTATTGTTACTTTTTTTGAAGATTTGGTTTGAATCCATTTCCTGATTATTGAAGCAATAGCTATACATGCTGGTGAAGAGGTGGCGACAATAATGGTTATATCGACCAAAGCGCCGAGCCCAGTACTAAGAGAGTCTCCAGTACGTATTCTTCTGCGAACCTCATAATCTCCTTGTGGTATAATATCCTTAATTAAGGGTAGCACTGCGTTCCCAATTTCTGGAGGTAAAACTATGGATGTTTCTGATTTTGGCATAAAAATATCAGGCCCTTATGTAGAGAAGCTTAAAATTGCCTTCCGTCTTTTTCTGAGTGGTATTTGGCTTGCAACAAATCACGATGTAACCGTGGTTTTAAGCAAGGCACATATCCAAGGTTGCAACAAAGATCAGTAACACGCATTGTCTACCTTTGACATCCTGATATTTGATCAGTAACCCGCCTCTGAGCGGGTTTTTTAATGCCCGGAGTAAACAGAATGGCAGTATCCGATAAAACCCGTAGCGGTGCGCTGGCGGAGGTTCTGGCATCTGAGCGCAAAACTATTAACGAACAGTTGCGCGTTGCGCTGCCTGGCATCATCCAGTCTTTCGATCCTGACGCTGTGACCGCAGTTGTTCAGCCGGCGATCCGCTACATCGAGCGTGACAACGACGGCAACAAAAGCACAAAGGACTATCCGCTGCTGGTGGATGTTCCTGTCGTCTTTCCTCGTGGCGGCGGCTGTACGCTGACTTTCCCGATCAAAGAAGGTGATGAGTGCCTGGTTATCTTTGCCGACCGCTGCATTGATTTCTGGTGGCAGAGTGGCGGGGTACAGGAACCAGTAGACGGCCGCATGCATGATTTGTCGGATGCATTTTGTATCGTGGGTCCGCAGTCGCAAGCGAAGAAAATCAGCGGCATCAGCACTAGCGCGGTAGAGCTGCGCAGCGATGATGGGTCGGCAAAGTTGAGCCTTAATCCTGAAAACGGAGCAATCAGTGGTACGGCTCCGGGCGGTTTTAACCTGAACGGTCTTCGAATTCTGCCTGATGGCCGCCTGCAGCTGGTGGATGGCTCAATCGTCGATAAGCATACGCATGGTGGCGTTGAATCTGGTGGCAGCAGCACAGCACCACTCGGAGGGTGATATGCGATATCGAAGAGAAGATGATGATGGCGATTATACCTTCGGTCAGGGTGATGATACCTGGCTGGTGAACTCTCCGGAGGCCGTCGCGCAGGCCATAAAAACGCGCTTCCTGCTCTGGTACGGTCAGTGGTTCCTCGATACCACGGAGGGAACACCCTGGATTCAATCAGTTCTCGGCAAGCAAAAGCCCGATACCTACAACCTGGCTATCCGCCGGCGCATTCTGGAAACGCAGGGCGTTAGCTCTATCACCGAATTTAACACCGAAGTTGACGGACGTACGCGCCGTGTAACGTTTACAGCAACAGTAGAAACCATCTACGGGACAACCACAGTAACCTCGGAGGCGTAATGTCTTTGGACCTCGACACACTCGGCTTATCGGCAACGGTAACCGCTGAGGGGATAAGTGCGCCAGACTATCAGACCGTGCTGGACACCATCACCGGCTATTTCCAGCAGATTTATGGCAGTGATGCCTATCTCGATCCTGACAGCAAAGATGGCCAGATGGTGGCGCTGGTGGCGCTGGCCATTCATGACGCTAACAACACAGCCATTTCGGTTTACCGTTCGTTCTCGCCGGCGACTGCCCTGTCAGATGCACTGACGAGCAACGTCAAAATTAACGGCATTACCCGGCGTGCAGCGACTAATTCGACGGTCGATCTACTGCTGACCGGCACTATCGGCACGACCATCACAAATGGTTCGGTACGCGACACAAACAGTGTGGTGTGGAATCTGCCGGCGACGGTAGTGATTGGCTCTGATGGTACCGTGGTGGCGACGGCCACGTGCGCGAATGATGGCGCCATAGCTGCGGTGGCGGGGTCGGTAAATGGCATCAACACGCCGACGCGTGGATGGTCTTCGGTGACTAACCCGCTGGCGGCCACGGTAGGTGTCGCTGCTGAGAAGGATGCGCAGCTACGCGTAAGGCAGGCGCAAAGCGTCGCGCTGGCCTCTCTCACGCCGTTTGACGCGGTAGATGGTGCAATTGCTAACGTTGAAGGCGTAACCCGTCACAAGCTGTTTGAGAATGATACCGAGATTACGGACGCTAACGGGTTACCAGAGCACTCTATTTCTGCTGTCGTTGAGGGTGGGGATGCAACAGAAATTGCCAGTACCATCCGAAGCGTGAAGGGGCAGGGAGTTTCCACCTACGGCACAACGGCCGTGGTAGTCACAGATAAGTATGGAAATCCTTATACCATTCGCTTCTCTCGCCCGGTAGATGTTCCGGTATATGTGTCAATTACCCTGAAGGCGTTAACTGGCTACACCTCCGACATTGGCGATGAAATGAAAGCCGCTGTTGCTTCGTACATTAACTCTCTCGCTATTGGTGATAGTGTGCTGCTGAGCCGGGTTTATTCCCCGGCGAACCTCGGCGTAGTCAGTGGAGGGAATGCGCGATATTACGACATTATGGAGCTGTTAATAGGCCGGTCGGCTGAGTCTGTCGCAGCAGCTAATGTCACAGTCGTATATGACGAGGCCGTTTCATGTAGCGTGGAGAATATAGAGATAACGGTGACAGCATGAGCAAATACACCGATCTTATTTCCAACTACCATGCGGGAAAACCAAAATTTGTAAAACATGTTGACCTGTCGACAAGGCCGCTAATTGATGTGTCTGGTTCAGTGTCCGGTCTTATCTCTGCGTTCGATATAGATACTGGCGTAGGGGCACAACTTGATATTCTTGGTAAATGGATTGGGGTATCCCGGACTGTTGCCGCGCCGATATCTGGTGTTTTCCTTGAATGGGACAAAGAACGAGTTGGCTGGGACCAGGGGATCTGGCTTGGTCCGTATCAGTCTTCTGACGCATTAACCTACCTGAGCGATGACGTATACCGGGTCGTGTTAAAGGCCAGGGTAGGGATTAATAACTGGAATGGTCAGAACGGAACGCTGCCTGACATTCTGGAAACAGCGCTTGCTGGTACCGGGATTAAAATGATCATCCTCGATAATCAGGATATGACGATCTCAGTGCTCATCGTCATTGATTCTGAATATTTAATGTCTGTAACAGACCGGTTGATATTTGATTCTGGAATGAACCGTGGTCCTTTTATTTCTCTTCCTGATGATTACACACCATCGAGATATGACATTAACCCAATAGATAAACTCCCGGCTGAGTTTGTTTTTGTTGTACGTGCTGGACTCCTTACTGTAAAGGCCGCCGGGGTAAGAGTCAGGGAAACAGTTACGCCCTCTAATGGATATAAATTCTTTGGATTTGATGTCGAAAATGACTATATCGCTGGCTTTGAGTCCGGCGCATGGGGAGAAAACTTCTGATGCCAGTTAATAACTTTAAACCGTTTGCCATCGCATCTGGCTCAAATGTGACATCTCAGACGGAATGGGAAGGTTTGATCGCCCTTTCTACAGGATTTACAGCGGGGCTGGCCCGTTCCGCACAGATTAATAAAGCCCTGCGCCAGGGGACGGTGATGGCGAGCGTCTTAGCTCAGTTCATCGCTGAGACAACCGAAGAGGATGTGCTTGATGATGGAGATACGACAAAACTGGTATCCCTGCTGATCAGTTCCGTTAACACGGTTGCGCGGAGCGCTCTGCCAGTTGGCACCCCCATTCCCTGGCCCTCTGACACTTTGCCGGCAGACGGTGATTTCGCTTTCATGCAGGGGCAGACATTCAGCCTTACGGCATACCCGTTACTGGCTATAGCTTACCCGTCAGGTGTCATTCCAGACATGCGAAGCTGGACCATCAAAGGGAAGCCGGCCACCGGGCGTGCGGTGCTGTCTCAGGAACAGGATGGCGTTAAATCCCACTCACACACAGCATCGGCCACATCGACCGATCTCGGTACCAAAACGACAAGCAGCAACGGGGACCACGCCCACACGTGGGGATCGGCAATGCAGAAGCAGGGCGGTAGCGATCAGGAAGTTGGCAGCAACAGCGGCAATAACTTTGGCACAACCTCTACTGCCGGCGCGCACACGCATACCCTGGCTCTTGGCGCTCACTCGCACATCATTACTGTCGATGCTGCTGGTAACGCAGAAAACACCGTCAAAAACATCGCATTTAACTACATCGTGAGGCTCGCATAATGGTTTTTGAAATGTCTGACAAACCTCAGGTGGTAACCGTTTATCATATCAGCGACGATACTGGGGAGCTGGTGGGCGTTGAAGAATTGTCGATCCCGCCTCATACCGGCTTGCCTGCCTGCAGCACTCAAAATTCACCACCCGAAATAGCCTCCGGAGAAGCAGCGGTTTTCAATGCCGCTGCGGGCCAGTGGTCCCTTATCGAGGACCATCGCGGGCAGAGCGTGTACAGCACTGCATCTGGCGAGCCTGTTGAGATTTCAGCGCTTGGGGAATTACCTGAAGGGGTAACGACGAAAGCCCCTACTGGCAGCTATCAAAAATGGGATGGAGAAAACTGGGTTAACGACGCGGAAGCTAAACACCAGGCTGAAGTGAGTAGTGCTATTGATCTGTTAACCGAGTTGATGCGAGAGGCAAACGCAAAAATAGCCCCTCTAAACGACGCTGTAGAGCTTGGTATCCAGACCGATGAAGAAGTCATGCAGCTGACTGCGTGGAAAAAATACCGCGTCGCTTTAAGCCGCATTGATACATCTACCGCTCCCGATATCGCCTGGCCTGAAATTCCTGCCTGATCTGTTTCTGAGGTAATACCCCTATGCCATTTTATTTAACGCGGGATCCGGTCCCGTCGGCAGACATGCGCAACGTTTTTGATAACGCTCAGAATCTGGACCTTGCCCTGAACGATATTACATCCTCTTTCTGGAGTGATCGGCTCGGTCGTAGCCGTATGTCATGGTTCGGACTGGAGTCTGCGTTTACGGTAAAACTGAGTGACTTTGAGTCTCGCTTTTCCACACAGATAATCGAACAGGAAACCACTTTTGATGCTTCCCAGGCTGATAAAGAAAACCGATTCCAGGCTTTTCTTGATAGCTCCGGTTACGTGTTCCTGGGCGACTATGAAGACGGACCGTTTCAGTTCAGTGCACGTAACCAGTACATCCGATACGACAATCAGTATTACCGCCTGAATGCCACCACTGACATCGGCTTTACCACTACGGGCACCGACGCAACCAGCTTTGCGAATGATGTGACTCACTTCGTTCTGATGGATGGCGATACGCTTCGCCAAAACCTGGGTTCAGACGACGGATTCAAATTACTGGGGCAATGCCCGTCTTACGCTGCATTGAAAAATGTTACGCCTGGCCATGAGGGCCAAACCATCAGGCTGTCAGCTTATTATCCAGGATGGGCGGCGACAGCGCTGGGCATCCCGTACGGACGAGGCGAGTATGTTGCTGTTCCTGCCGGCGAGCTGACCGATGACGGCGGGTTTATTTGTGTACCGGCTGCAGGCGGCCCCCTGGTATGGAAACTGGCTGTCGTAAACAACACTCTGCCGCTTGAGTCGTTTGGCTGCCTGCCGGATTCCACCCGTTTTGTGGACGGCACAGACTGCACTGCCGGCATGAATGCATGTTTTTCAGTTGCAATAGCAAACGGCTTTTCTGTTGCCGCTCATAGCACCGGGCCAGAGAACAGAGGCTCAACGAAATTTTATTATATCTCCGCACCCGTTGATGCAACAGGCATTCACACGATTACCGGGCAGTTGAGCATAAAGGTTCGATCGGCAGCG